GCGGGTAGTAGCAACCGACGACCTGTAGGGCGCCGATGGGGGACCAACTCACCTCCGACCCTACGAAACTGATCCACCCGTCCTCCCAAAAAGCAGCAAGACCGAAACCGCCTTGATCGGTATGACACAAGGCTACTGAACCCAGTCTAGGTAGCTCAGTCAACACGCCCCAGCGGCGTAGTTCTTCCTCGAAGACACTATAGTCATTGCGGCGTAAGCGCCTGTACCAGCTGCGCTGTGGTAACGGCGCGGTAAATCCGTGGTACTGAACAATGGCACGCGCCAGGCTTAAACAGTCGGCAGTACCGTGCTGCTCGGGGTTTGAACCCAATCGGTAACGCATCCCGATCAGCTGGTGCGGCGCAATCACAGATTGCGGATTGATGCTGTTGTTGGCAGCGCACCAACGATGGCTGTTGTCAGTACACGGATTGGAGCGTTGGAACCCACAGCGTCGATGCCACTGCTAAGTAGCACCTCAATCACTTCTGGGTCATAGGAGAGGCTGGCAGCAAGCCAGTATTCAGTTGTCAGCGTTTTGGCTACTTCAAAAGTGGATGGGTTCATCGAGCAGCTATCTACTCGGATTTGGTAGTTCAAATCTACGGCCTGGTGGGCATAGTTCATGCTGATCTGGTTAGCAGACAAAACCAGCTGGGATTCCAGGTTGTCGCCTGTTCGGTTCTTGGCGGCACCCTGGTAGATGAAGCTCAGATAGGGGTGCGCAACGCCACGGTGCAAGATTGTCTGACCAGGTTTGCCATTCTGGAAGCGGTGTTGGACCGTGCCATCTGGTTCGCTGATCTCAATGAAGTTGGTTAGTGCAACGACTGTCATCGACCGATTCCCAATTTGCTGCGTTGTGACCTGCTGTTCTGCAGGGTACGCATGGACTTGGTGTAACCGCCCTCAGCGCCTTTAGCTGCAGCTTGTTGCCCCATTGCCCGCACTTGATCGACAGTAGCGTATTCAACATTATTGATAACTACAGTTTCGAGTGTGAAGGTGCCGCCACCGCCGCCACCGGCTGCCATGCTGTCGCCATTTTGAGGGATGACGCCAGGGCCGCGAGCACCGCTGGCATAACGTCCCATCGCGGCACGCATCTTGCTGGCGGGAATGATGTACTCCGGCTCGCCGCCTTCGCCGACAACAGCGCGGGTAGGGCCGGTGACGAAGCCGCCAGTAGCAAAACCCTGTAAACCTTTGTAGGAATCGCCAACAAGATCTAGGTTGCCCGTGCGCTCCATGAATTGGGTATTGGTCTCGCCGCCTTTTCCACCCAAGCCCGCAAACGCTTTGGCGATGGCGATGGCGATATACATCGCAATCATGCGCGTTCCTTCCTGAATCAGAATGTCACCGACGCTCTTGAGGAAGTCGGCGAATACCTGCTGGGCATTTTTGGTGCCCTCAATCAAACCCACAATTCCTTGACTCATTGAGTTGGCAATGGCATTGCCAATGCCTTGAGATACGTTTACAGCTACCTGCTGAAGATCCTTTAATTCTTTTTCTGAATCTCTAATAAATTTTGCTAGTGGCTCTTGCTGTTTCTGAATGCTTTTTTCAAGACCTATAAGAGTGTCAATCTCTTTAGGTGTAAAACCATCTTTCTTTAATTTTCTGGCTTTTGCATCAAGCTCCAGCTGGTTACGCTTTTCGCGTGTTACGGCATTTTCGTATTCAATTTGGTACTCCAAACCGGCAAGAGTATCAGCAAATTTTTCTTGTCGCTGCTGTTCAGTTTTGGCAATGTCCTGGGCTGCCTTTTTACGGATAAGGTCTGCCTTAGCCTGTGCAGTCCGGGCGATTGCCAGTTGTACGGAGGTATCCTTTTCAAGCTCCAGCTCCTTTGCGGTTTGGACGCCAAGTTCGGCAAGTTCTTGCTGCTCTTGTATTCTTCGAGCTAGTACAGGATCTTTGGCTAACTCAGCTGCAGCGATCTTTTCGGAAAACTCGCTCTGGCGCTGGATTTCAAGTGTTACAGCTCGTTGCTGGATAAGTGCCTTGGCGACGCGCTCTGCTTCGCGTTCCCCAGCAGATTTTCCGGTACGCCCTTTGGGCGGCCTAATAGTCTGGGTATCTTCAAATGTTGTCAAGCCAGTGACTTTTGGAGCAATACCTTCTTTTTCTGCACGCGCCAGTGCACGGCGCTGAACGTCTGTAGTTAAAGTTCCGGGTACAAATTGTGTGCGGCCACCGCCTCTAACGTTTTTTGTTTTGCCACCTCGCTCTTCAGCAACAATCTCAGCAAAACGTTTAGCCTGGTTTCCCTGCAGCGAGGCTTCAAAAGAACGGAATTGAACGTTGGTAGTAACCGAGCCGAGAGCTTTATTTATAAAACGCAGGAAATCAGACAGAGGACCTGCAACAAACGCACCTAACTGGGTAAATAACAAATTAACCAGGCGTGTAAATTCTTTTGTTTCTGTGCCCGCCTCTTGTAAAGCAGTAACTCCTTGGCTTCCAATTTGTTTGGCTAAATCAGTGGTAAGAAGCGTTGCAAGCTCTTGGACTTTGCCTTGCTCTTCTAGGGCATAAGCAAGTTTTTTAACTTCCTCACTGCTAAATAGCGATTTTTCTTTAACCAATTCGAAAGTGCCAGATGCAGAAGTTAGTGCGACGCCGGTCTTAGCGACTTCCGCAACAAAAGTGTCAATCTGTTGGCCGATTGCACTAAGAGCAATTTGAGCGGCAAAGCCGGCTGGACCGCCAACAAGACCGCCAGCTGCACCACCAAGAACAGCGCCAGGGCCGCCGCCAAATAGCAGCGGGAAGCCTGCGCCAAGGGCTACGCCTGAAAGACGTTCAGTTTGGCTTTTACGTTGAGCCGCCAAGAATTTTGGACTACCCGGAAAAGAAGCGCCGCCAAGTACCGGACTAGAGGGAGCAAGTTTGCTTATACGAGTGGTTTCCTTGACCTGAGCGCGTAAAATCTGCAGTTGGTCTTCTAAGGCGTCCCTATAAATAGCCGCTTGTTTAATTTTGTTAGTGTCTGCTACAGCCGCAAATTTATCAAATTTTGCCCGAGCTTTTTGCGTATTGACCCCTTGCAGTTCAAGCTCATTAAGTTCTCTGGCGTACTTACGTGACTTACGCGCATTAGCTTCACGCTGTTTTTCAGTCAATAAAATTTCATTTTCATACTCGACGATCCTTCCCAGTTCTGTTGCTACGGCACGGACACCCGTAACGCTCTGCTTGCCTTTGAAAAAGTCAAAAGCCTTCCCTATTTCTTCGATTCGACCGGCAAATTGCTGTTGAGTTGCGGCGTTACTGCGTTCAACCTGTCTTAATTTTCTTTCGTATAAGTCTACTGCCGAATTTAATTTTATTTGGTTAAGTAATTGGCGCTCAGTGCTTTTATTTAATCCTTTTTGTGCTGAAATATTATTTTTGGTGCTCGCTACTAATTTATCTTTTTCAGTGCGTAATTTTGAAACCGCAGTACCCAGCAACTCTTCCTCAAAAACTCCGCTTATATCTAAACGAGATAACTCTTTTAATTGCTTAGATAGATCGGTTACCTGCTTTTGAAGAGCGGTTACCTTTTGCTGACCCTCAACAATCAGACTAATTTTTGCTGAGTAGTCAGCCACGGCCTAACAGCACAATCCGATGCCTCAGTCTACGCAACAAAAAGCCGTCGGGGTTAGCGACGGCGTTTGGCTTTGTCGATTTCCTTTTGCTGGTCCTCGTTGAGGATCTGGAAATAGGCGCTCCAGCCGATTAGCTCTTCGGCTGTCATGCGGTTGCGTACTTCGCTAAGAGTTAGGCCCAGCTCCTTGGCAACGCCAAATTGGAGCATGAGCCAGTTGTCTTTGCGGAGTTCCGCGCTCAGGCTTTTGGGTCGATCGGTTCGGCGTCGTCGGTGATGACAGCAAGCATCAAGGCTTGGAGATCCTTGTCCTTGACTTCGTTTTTGAGCACGTCGATCTCGCCGGCGGCGAACAATTTGGCGCCGTTTTCGTCCAGAGCCTTAGCGATCAACAGCTGGAGGGCGAAGGCATTGGCATCATCGGACTTGGCCTGCTTTTGGGCGCGTTCACGCTCGGCGGCAGTTAGTGGGCTGACCCACATGTCAAACGTGCTGCCATCGGACAGCTCAACAGTTTTCTTGATGGGCTCCAAGTTGGCCGCTTTCTTAAGGCGGTCAATGGCGCGGACTGGAACTGGCATAACCGTTTGTGGTTTGTTCTACTGTAGCGGACTAGAAGCAATAAAAAACCCCCGGTAACCAGCCGGGGGTTGACAGAATTACCCCTCTGCAGACTATCAGGCGGAAGTGCTGAAGTCGAAGGTTGGGGTGCCGGAAGGACGGAAGTTGACAGTAACGGACTGGGCGTCGTCGGGGTTGATGTTCAGGCTGGCAGAAGTCAACACTGCATCGAACTCGATCGAGCGGCTCAGGCTTTCGCTCAAGGTACCACCGCTGAACACCTGATCGGTGTAGAGCTTGAAGGCGGCGCCGGTCTGTTGACGCTGAAGCACGTCTTCGATCATCCGGTTGGACAGAGCAGCATCCTCGTTGGTCATGTAGACCGTTGCGGTG